CCTTTCGGGGCAACAGAGGCTACGGCCTTCCATTTTGGCTCTCGGTTTTAGGTACGACTCGTCAGGCGCAAGCCATAGAGTTTTACCTTTCCGGTGTCGTTGAAAACTAGCTATAGAGATGACTGCTAAATCAAACCTCGTGTACGAACCGTACACTTTGTCTGGTCAAGCAGATGACGGCCTCGCGTCGTGCACATCTGTTTCTCGTAGTACGCCGCCAGGCGGTTCATGGACCTCGGGAACAACGTATAATGCGTTGATCTCTAGATCCAAATGGATCGCCAATGGCGTGCGTATTCGCGGTTTCAGACGTGCTCGTAGCTCAGGTATCCTTCTTCCTTACCTCCCCTACTCGAGGTTAACTTATAACTTCGAAGGGGGGCTGGACGAATGGTACAGAGCGAAAACTACTGGTGGCATTCTTTCAGAATGCGACCAGCAGCCCGCGGGTGTGAGTGCCTCGGGCAGTGAATATACTGCCCACTTCCTGAATTTCGAAAACCTCAGCGGGTTGTTCTCCGTTACCCTGGGCGAGCAGATCACAGATCTGCGCGACCGGGCGAAGGCGGCTCTTCAAAGGGCCTCCTCTGATGTCGTCGAAAATCAACGTCACGATCTGCTTACGTTTGTCGCGGAGATTGCCAAAGTCAAGAAGATGTTCGAGAAACTTCTCGTACGTGTTCTTACTCTGGACTTTCCGCGTAACGTGGGCAGTCTAGCCAATTCCTGGCTAGAATATCGTTACGGGTGGCGTCCTCTGATCTACGATGCAGAAGCTATTGGCGTTGCTTTAGCCAAGCTTCATATCGGGGAAAAGAAGACGAGACACTTCGGGGTTGCGATCGGACCGACTGTGGAATACGAACAAACGTATAACACTTCGGCCGCGGTCTCAGCTTCCGCCTGCACCGCCACTGGCCTCTCGCTCACCTATTCCTCGAAAGATTCTTGGAAAGGTGAAACGATCGGTCGTGTCGCTGCAGATCTCTATATGCCTCCCTTCAGGCTCAATCCGATAGCAACGGCTTGGGAACTTGTTCCCTTTTCGTTTGTCATCGATTGGTTCCTGCAGGTTGGCAATGCTATCAACTCTGCCATGTTAGTGCTTGCTGACCATGAGATGACCTCGAGTATTGGTATAAAAGCTACCCTTACTCATGAGGTCACCTTTGGAGTCGGTACTGTTCCGAGCGGTACAGTTGCTCGGCGCAATATCGTCTCTACGGCTACTTGCACTTACGTGGAAAGGTTGCCGACACAAATACCCTTTCTACCTACACTAACCGGAAAATCGCTTGGTATAGAGAAGACATTAGATCTTCTCTCCCTCGTGATTCAACGGATGTTTCGGTAGAATAAAGGAGAATTGTATGCCAGCAATGGCAACAAACCTGACGGTCTTCGCCGATTCCGGTGATAGCCGTTCCTACGTCTTAGACGATCACACAGTCGCGCTTCCGCGGCTGTTGATTCAGAAGAGGCGTGTGCCAGTGGGCTCGCAAACGATGGCGGAGGTTTCTTTTGCCATCGTGAACGGGACCACGGATCCTTCGGAAGCCGTTCCGGCAACCGAGGTTCCGAACGTCAACTTTACACTGACCGTCCGTTATCCGTATTTCGCGGACACGGCGGACAGAGATGATGCATTGGCTCTTCTGAGGGACATGGTCGCCTCAGATGAGTTCGCTGCATCCATCGCAAGCCAAAAGTGGCTTACAGCGGACGCGTGAAAACGCGACTGCTGTTCGCTATCTTTGTCTGCGCTTGTGTCGCCGGGTGCATTCGGGCTCGAGCTAAGGAAATAGAGCTCGATCCTGTTTGCCCCCGGGGAGACTACCGTACGGCAGAAGGAGTAGTTGCCTTCCGCTAGTCCGCTAGTCTAACGACAATCTCTTCAACGTAAAGGAGGACTCATAAAATGAGATCCTGCGACATACCGTATCACATTTGTGAACTGTACGTCGATGACGAAGCGTCCAGAGTGGAGGCAGGCCTGTTCCATAAAGTGAAGTTCGCACTTCACAATAGGGACTTGTCTGCCCTCACCAACTGCGTGAACCTCCTCGACCCTGATTATCATGGTCGAGACGATTTCCGGTTCGCGTACCAAGTGAAAGCATTCTTTTCGAAGAATGCCGATCTGTCTGACCACAAGGTTTGTCGTGAGAAGGCTGAGTTCGATTTTATAGAAAACGAACTCTCCTGCTTATTGACGAACAATCGTGTTCAGGAAAGTTGCGAGGTTCTCGTTCGAGATCCTCGTATTCTTTCTATGCAGACGTACTTGGCTCGCGTTCTAGGGGACCGTTCTGAGTATCTGGCAGCTTTGCCAGAGCTCATTAGGTTCACTTCTGGTGCCAGCGCCACGCACTCACGCCGAGAGAGTCTTCCTCACCTAAAGCTTACGCCGAAGATGAGTGTGACTCCGAAGTCACGTCAAATTCTCGCTAGGTTAGCCGAATTCTTTGGCTTTCCAAGCAAGCATTTCGTGACGCTCGGTCTGAATCGTGTGGAGTTTGTTCCCAAGTCCTGGAAGACCTTTAGGTCAATTGCTTGCGAGCCAACGGGGAATTTAATTCTCCAGTTGACTCTCGACACTTGGCTAAAGGAGAGACTACGCCGGGTAACTGGCGTGGATCTTCGCTCCCAGGCTCGAAATAGAGAGCTCGCACGGCTGGGGTCGGTCGATGGGTCTTATTCAACCCTCGATCTTGCCTCAGCTTCCGATACAGTCGCAAAGGACGTCGTCCGTCTCCTCCTTCCGGAGGAGTGGTTCAACGTCTTCGACTGTTACCGGACACCCTGTTACATTAACCCCGTAACAGGTCGTGTACGAGTGTATGAGAAGTTCTCCTCAATGGGGAACGGCTCAACATTCGTTTTAGAGACTCTCATATTCGCTGCAGCAGTTCATGCAGTTGGTGTTTCCAAACCTTGTGTGTACGGCGATGATATCGTCGTGCCCACGGGTAAGGTTGCACCTCTTGTCGAACTGCTTACTCTTCTCGGGTTCGCCGTGAATACGGAAAAGAGCTTTTCCACAGGATTCTTTAGGGAGTCCTGTGGTAGGCACTACTTCCGCGGCGTCGAGGTCACGCCCTTTTACTTGAGGCAGTGGTCAATGCGAAAAGCATCGATCCGCTACCACAATATAAATGGGCTGGGCTCAATCGTCACTGGGCGTAACCTAGAGGGTTTCGTTCTCTCGTTAATTCGAAAGAACGATCTCCTGGTTCCGTTCAATGGCATGAGCACCTCGGGCATCTGGATACACATATCAGATGCCTACGAGAGGAAGCTGTTCCGCTGTCGAAACGGCATAATAGAGTATCGAATACTCTTTTCGTCCAGTTGGGCGAAGAGGGTCTCGACTCTACAAACCTACTATCTTTGGTTCTTCAGGAAGAATTTCTTGAAGAGCCAGAGGGTGGGTTTGCTGCACGACGACTGCGTACAGAGCAGTGGGGTACAAACCCTTAAATCGTCTTACAGACGAGGGTTTGTATGCTGGATCCCTCCAGCACAGGCAACGCCTGACCACCTTTACTGGTGGTCAGATCTAATCTTGTCTAAATCTAAAGTACAAAAGTCTTTAGATTCATGATGGATTAGAGTTGGGGGCAGGACGCCCCAGTGAAAGTGC